CGGAGTGGGGAGGCCGACGCGCCACATGTTGCCGACGTTTCCAGAAGCATCGTCCGGGAGCGTGTCGAATGTAACAAGCGTGATCCGCTGGCCGCTGTTGTCAAAGCCCCAGTCGATCTTCGCCGTCGGATCGGCCTTGAAAAATACCAGCGTTTTGTCGGGATCGGTCGAGGGAGCCGCGCCGTCCATGATCGTCAGGATCAATTCCTTCGCGTGGGTCCGGCCGTCATAGCCCGTAGTCGTGGCAACGACCATGCCATTGGAATCAATGGTCGCCCCGGCAATCAGGTCTTCGATCAGGCCCAACGTCTGATTGGTCAACGGGACTTCGACGTTGGCCTTGCGCCCCTTAGTTTTGGTATTTTGGACGGTCTCACCCGTCTGGTCATAGGTGATCTCCGTCTTCATCACCTCATCGTGGAATTTGACGCCGCCCTTGGTATAACCGAGATCGGCGCCGTTGTACTTGATCTGGCAGGGGCCAGTCTCACCGAGAATGAATACGCCAGCTGGCATGTTTGACCTCCTATGGTCTTATGCGAAGGGGCATTATAGCCCCATTCGTTCGTTAAATTGGGCTTGCGATAATAAGAAAATTCGTGGAAAATTCATGGGCCCCTTTAGCGTCCTGGCCGATGTATTGAGGTTTCGCGAGCGCGCTGATTGACCAGACCTTGTATGCCTGACCGCCGGAAACGAGTGGGCCGATCGTCCAGCCCGACGTTCCGTGGATCGCGGTGTAAATCGCCATTGCGTCCGCGTGAGTCAGTTGATAATCCGCTCCCCGCGTGAGGATCTGAATCATCGCATCTTGCCGATATGGAAGATCGAAGTCGGCCGGTCCGCCCGTCTCAATCAGTACGTGGCATCGAACCGGGGCGTCCTGGGCGCGATATCCCACTTGGACATTCCCGCCGATGACAAAGGCGGGCGATGCGCCCAGCCCATTCACGCGGGAAACTAGCCAAATGGAAAACTCTTTTAACACGTCATTTCTCCGTCGTTTCTTTGACCCGAGTCGCAACGATGTTGAAGTACTTTTTCCCGAAGGCCATCAACTTTGTCTCGCAATATTTTGGGCCGACTCCGGACTCGGACCATTTCACGCCACCCTGCTCCCATTCCCGATCCGCCGCCTCATGCCACTTGGCCGCATAGGGCATCCGGAAAACGAGTTCGGCGATAATGTCTTTCGCACCTATCCGTTCAGCGGGTTTGTCTCCAGTCTGACCGTGATCCTTGCCCTCACCCCCGGAGTGATTTATCATCTTACTTTGCGTGATCCCTTCTAGGATCAGCGTATAATCGCGCCGGAGATTCCCCTTGAGGTGTGGCGTCTTGGGCGGTACCGTATCGCAATCGTTTTTCAATTCGGATAGAGCTTCGAACATTCCCTTTTCCGCCGCCGCCGGAGCGGTCTGCAAGGCGTACTCGAAGAATTTCTTCGTGAAGTCAGCCATATCGAAAGAAAATCCAGTGGGTTCGCTCATGCTATTGAATCCAAATCTCATAATGCGAAGTGCTAAAATCCGTCTTCTTGTCCACTCTCATAATGGCGTGTTCAAGGCCGCCGATAGTAATCCTGTCGGCATTTGTTAGAGCCGTGATATCTCCGTCCAGGTAAACCAGCGCGGCCGAAATGACCTGTTCTCCTTGTGTGTTCCTGATTAATTTATTGCTCCAAACGACCCGCGCCTTAACGGCAACATCCGTATAAGTCGCCGTGTTCCAGGGGTCCAGGGTAGCAAGGTAACGGATGACAATATCGTCCACGAGATAGGCTTGGATCATGCGTTCCTCCAAGCCAGCGCGTTCTCACTCGTGGGATTTAAACCATGTTCACACCGGGGATGAACCGGGCAATAAGCTTCATCCGGTAGTTTTTCATAATCAGGATTATCCCCGGAGAGAGAATAAACGTTTCCCTCGTATTGAGCACAAATTTCACAGGGGTTATCATGCTTCGAGAATTGAACAAGATCGTTGTCATATTCCCGGCACGCCTCTATAGTCGCATCCGTCTGACTCTCTGCCATTCGCGTCTGGGCAACTAATTCCGCATAGGATTTCAGGTTATAATCGCGTCCCCGGATCGTTATAAAGTCACCGCCCCCGATCTTCTCCAAGAGTTTCGCCCGAATCTTTGCGGCTAAATCCTGACTCGTAAGATGCGCCGTCCCCGCGTTGTATTTCGTCACCGCGCCCAGTACGCCCGCAACCGTCCGCCGGATAAAGTCCTTGACCTCCGCGGCGTCAAATTCTTGGGCCTGGGCCTGAACCTTCGCCACCCCGGCCGCCGCTTGGGACATGACGGATAGATATTGTCGGGCCGTCTTTTCGATCGTTCGATTTGCTTTCCAGTAATCCGTCAATATCGTTTTCGTGAGCGCGGCAATTTTCTTATCGCGCCGGACCGGGTTATATCTCCTATTCGGTTTCGCTCCGATCAATTCGAGCCGCGTCCGGGCAACGCCGGCGCTTTCCTCATAGGCCGCCTTGATCGCGCCCGGAGCCCAGGAGCGAACCTGAATATTCAGCACGTCAATAGCATCCTTCACTTCCCGCAATGCCCGGCCGTGTTCAAGGCTGGTAAAAGACGCCGGGTCAAGTCCGGAGAGAATACCGACAATCCTTTCCGCCGTCCGCGAATAGACAGACTGAATCCGGTCAATCTGTTCTTTCACCGGAACCAGCGGAACGGTTTTAGGCATGGGTTACAGCTTCATGGAGTCTTCGTCTTCATCACGGTCGATCTTCACGGCGCAAAAGGGCGCACCTTCCGTCGAGTAATCCTCCAAGAGGTTCGCAACGATGGGAGGGATAGGGAGAGTCAAGAGGTTCGCTTCCGAATAATACTCTTGGACGATCCCGGCCTGAGTCACGCCCTGAGCCTGTATCCCCTTGCGCCGGTCCTCATCCGCAAGATGTAAAAGCATGTAATGGCCCATTTCGCACTGCGCCATTTTGAATTTGATTAATTCCTCAGCGGTAGCGGCGCTAAGCGTGGGAAGATCGAAGAGACCGGAATAGAACAAACGATTATAAGCCGTAGTAAGTACAGAAACTTTTCTTGTCTTCCCCGAGTCATCAATTATCAATGTCCAGGGTGAGGCCTCAAGCCGTGTGGAAAAATATAATTCAGCTTCACTCACGCTAAGGTATCCAATTTCTCCGGGCATGTTATTCTCCCGCCGGTTCTTTCAGCACAATCCCGATCCCGGCCACTTCGCCGTTGATCTGCTTGCCGTCTTTAAAGATGATTCCGACGCCGCAAGGGTAAGTCTTTCCCGGCCAGACCCAACCCGGACCCTTAAAGACGACGGTACTTTCCGTCGCTATGATTTCATCCCACAGTCGGAATACTTCGATGACCGTCTCCATTCCATCCCGCCGGGCAATCACATCATGGAGGACGACAAGATGATGGGCCAATGGCGCATATCTCTCATAGTCCTCTTTAGCGGCTTCGTATTTATGATCCCCGTCGATAAAGAGGAGGTCAATCTTCCGCCCCTCAAGCCGGCCAAGTAAGGCCCCATATACGGCGCGGTCTTTCGTGTCACCCAAGATGTCCGGGTGATAATCCGGGTTTATGTCGATGCTGATATATTCCGCCCCTAACAATTCCTCATAGAAGGCCCGCGTTGCCCCGCGATAGATTCCGATTTCCACAACCAGGGGACGGTCGATCTTCCGGCTTTTGAAATAGGCGGAGATGAATTCCATATAGGCGAACCATTCCGTATTTTCCTGCATCAAATCGCCCCGTTCAGGAAGCGCGGCCATGAGTTCATCGTATTTCTTGATGTTCATTTGTTCCTCAAATAACCAGGGGGTCATTCTCGTGAGCCCGGCATTCCGCCCGGATTGATTCTTCGGTCCAGTTGCGGACGCCCCAACCATGCTTCAGGTTCTCCGGGCTCAGCCGCGCCGCATTCGTCCGCGGAAGACTCCGCTTCACCGCCATTTCAACATCAACCATCTGCCAATGAACGCCGTCGAATTTAGTACGCGATATTTGAATCTTCGGCGATATGCAGTAATTGTGTGTCCCGATTCCCCACCGGATTCCCGCCTCCGGTTTGACGATGCAGGGCTTCATGAAGCTTTTCCAGCATCCGGCCGCAAGCGTATATCGGCCCCCGTGCCGACGCTGTGGAACGGCCGGGAAGGACGGGTCAAGATCAAGGTCTGTCTTATGCCGATAGACCCACCGGAACCAAGTCTCAATTAAGTTTCCGTCCGCGTGCGCGAGTGTCTCACGGGGATCCGCCCCGCGTTCCGGGAAAGCCAGCTCATCGGCATCAACATAGATAACCCAGTCGCTTCTCCGGGACGCGGCTAAACTGCTCATCATTTCGGCAAGGAGTCGATCATTCAGCACCCCGCCGGATTCGAAGTATTTGAATTGCGCGTTTGGGAAACTTTCTATAATTTCCGCGCTTCTGTCATTAGAAGTCGAATCCAACATGATGATGATTTCATCGGCCCATGAGTAATGCCCGAGAAAGAACGGCGCGAGAAACGCCTCGTTGTGCCAGCGGGAAATCACGCTGATTTTCATTCGCGCCCGTCCTTCACAATCAGCCCGATCCCAAGCGGCCGGCCGTTGAATTCATCCGGGCGCCGGGGATTGAAGTGCTGAATTGTGATTATCGTATCCGTTTTGTTTTCGATAAGGATTTCATTCCATAGCCGGGAAACATCGACCGTATCATTCGGCCCAAGTTTCGGCGTATGGATATCGTGGAGGGCGATGATGTGCTTTGTTAGCGGGCCGTAAGTCTCGTAGTCGCCCCTCGCGCCCGCGTAGGTATGAAGGCCGTCGATGAAAAGCAGGTCGATCTTTCTCCCGATGAGGCAATCTTGGAGGGCCTCGAATGTGCTCAGATTCCGGCTGTCCCCGTGGATCGTCGCCGGGGATTTGAAATCAATATCGATCCCGATATACTCCGCGCCCAGAATCGTCTCATAAAATCGCTTTTGTGCTCCGTCTAGTAATCCGATTTCAACGACGATCGGCCGGGTGATTCCGCGCTCCCGAAAGTACCCGGCCGCATATTCTAGGAAGGTCTTCCATTCCGGAATATGCTGATTGAGCCGCAATCCATCCCGAGCGACGGAGGCCAGGCATTCGTCGAATCGTTCGCTCATCTCATCCCCGCTAAAACGTCCAGGTAAACCTGGTAGTCTTTTGGAACCCACG